GCTCGGCGTGATCCCCAGCAGCTTGACCAGCGGGATACCGCTGACGCTTGCCATCTGTTCCTGAGATTGCGCCTGGAGCTTGTCGAGCCCGGCGATCGGCGCGGCCACGTTGGAGAACTCTTCGGTCGCCTTGTTGATCACCTGAAGGCCGCGGTTGTCGCGGAAGAGCGCGGCCGCCTGGGCGCGGCGCAGCACCTTGTTCATGCCCTCAGCATCGAGCGTGGCGCCCATGTCGGTTGCGAGGATCATCACGCTGAAGCTGTGGATCAGGTCGCTGACCGATTGGCGGGTGCGCAGCCAATTCTGCACGTAGGGCATCGCCATCTGGCTGAGGCTGAGCCCACCGAACGCATAGGCCGGCTTCAGCAGATCGGGCATCGGGCGGCCGATGAACGTCAACAGGCGCGAGGCGTGGACGCGCCGCTGCATCACCGCCCAGGTCACGGGGACGTAGAAGTTCTCGGCCAGCGGGTCGCTCGAATTGTAGTCGAGCGGGTAACTCCACATGGGCTCGACCACGCGGAAGCCCTTCAGCGATCCCCTGGCGATCTTCGCGGGCTCCAGCATGAGCGGCGTCGCCAGCTCGGGCGCGTCGCTGCTGGTCCCGACGTCGATGTAGAGCTGCGAGCGGCCCATGAAGCCGTCCAGCTCGGCCGCCCTATGGAAGCGCTCGCGCACGCGGAAGCGCTCGATCGCCCCGTTCAGGTCATCGACCTTCTGGGTCTTGTCCTCGCCGTCGCTGATCGATGAGACCCTGATCCACTTGCGGGTCAGCTCTTCGGCGATCGTCTCGCTGATCTTGCGGTACTCGGGGCGCTGCGACAGTTCGGCGAGGAACGGATAGCCCAGGAAGCCGATGCCCTGGGTCATCAGCGCGCCGCCGATCTGGAGCGCATGGGCGCCCACGGCGTTGTCCCAATCCTGGGCGATGGCGATCGCTTCGTCCATCGCCAGCTTGGCGTCGTCGCCGCCGGCCGCATCGACACCGAGCGCCCCGAAGCCGGCGGGCGGCTTGTAGGCCCTGAAGATATCCTTCGGGTCCATGCGCGGGACGTGGCTGTAGGGGACCAGCTCGGCGTCTGACCCGAGCCCGCCCATGAGCGCGTCGAGCCCGGTGCGGGTCCACTCTGGGCCGCGCACCGGCTGCGTCCAGCGGGCGCTCGCGACTACGCGATAGGGCTGCTGGGCGGCGAACACGCCGGCATCGTCAGCCATCAGCGCTTGCTCCCGCCGCCGCCTTGGTTGGGCGGCCTACCTGGGCCGCCCCTTGAGCGCATGTGCGGCCCAGACACGATGGAGACGACCACCAGCATCGCGCCAAGCCCCAGCGCGATGAAGCCGACAACCTGCGCCGCCACGCCGAGAAGGTGAAGCGCGACCGCCATCAGATTTTCGCCATCGCGTCATCGGTGATGATGATCGGCAGGGCGTCGTCTTCAGCGAACTCCATCATCGCCCCGTCCGCCAGATTCGGGGACTTCGCCCCATCCGGCTTCTTGTCTACCACCACTTTACCGGCGACGTTAATCGTGAAGGTGGGCTGCGACAGCTCGGCGACGAGCTGCAAGTGCGCCGGCCCCGCCTCGCTGCTGATGCTGATCAGCGCATTGATATCGACCGGCCGGCGCTGGTCAGCCGGGAGTTTCAGGTCTTCGATCGCCCGGTAGGTCGCCTGGAACCGCTGGCGCAGCCTCCACCAATCCTGCGCCTTGCGGTTCATGAAGAAGTCTTCGTTCAGCCGGCCCTTCACGTCTTCGCGCTCGGGCTGAAGCACGCCGGCCGATCCGCGGTATGCGATCACTTCGACCTTGCGGCCGCCCTTCTCGACGCGCCGCTCATTGATCACCCGCGCGTCGCCGCGGCAGGCTGAGCCGATCCCGTCCGCGTCGTACTTGAACCCCTCCAGCCCCAGCGTGTCAGCCAGGAAGAAGGCGTGTTCGGTGGTCGCGAAGGTGTCGGACCCCTTACCGGACCAGCTCTCGATGTAGTCGATGATCACGCCACGCCGGGCGATGAAGGCGTTGCGGTCGGCCCCTTCGTCGGCGACGTCGAGCGATCCGCGCCGGCGGCCGTGGCCCAGCAGCTCAAGCTTGCGGTGGGCGTCGATCGCCGATCGGACCCAGGTCCCAGGGATCAGCACGCGCTCGACGGCGGCCGTGTAGTCGCGATCGACCTCCTGGGCCAGCACGACGGGATCGAGTTCGTCCTGCTGCTTCAGATACCAAGCATCATCCTTCCGCGGATCGTCGCGCCAATCGAAGATGAAGACGTCGATCTTGCCGCCCCAGCGCCGGGCCGCGAAGGCGTTCGCCATGCCGTTGACGCTCGACAGATCGATGCGGCAATTCGTGGTCTGGCTGAGCGACGCCTCGATGAGCTGGGGACGCGCCACATGCGCGGATTCGTCAACGAAGAAGATGGCCGTGCGGTCGCCGCGGCCGATGTTGTCGCCCGCCTCCCCGGTCATCGTGGCCCCCGTTAGCGGGAAGGCGAGGCGCATGTGCGCGGCGTGCTTGCGGCGGTCCCATCCCCCCCGGAACTCGCGGGGCAGGTAGTGGACGAACTGGCGGGCTTTCCAGAAGAGGCTCTTCGGGTTGTCCGCGTCATCGACGTACTCTTCCTTGCGGGAGCCGAAGCCGATCGCCATCCCAGGAATGTGCAGGCACAGCGACGCGGCGAAGGCGACGGTCAGCCAGCTCATCCCCATGTCGCGGCTCTTCTCGACCAAGCCGGGCTTGCGGCCGCGCCAGTGCGCCATCACGAAGTCGATGAACTCGCGCTGCTTGGGGAAGAGGATGAAGGGGATCACCGCCGGCAGATCGCGCTCAAGGTTGCGCGGATCGACGGTCACGCCCCAATCGTTGATGAAGTCGGCCGGGTTCTCGCGGTAGTAGCGGCGCAGCGTCGGCAGGACGGTGGGCTCTAGGCCCTCTTCGATCTCGCGCGCCATCTCGGCGCGCAGCCATTGCAGCCGGCGCGTCCGCCGATCGAACACGTCCACATAGTCGGGGTTCTTCCAATCGAAGGCGAAGGGAAGACCGGAGCCGTCAGCCATGCCCGTTCATGGCGCGTGTCGCGGCCAAGGCCAAGCGGGGCAGATGATCGCCAGCAGCAGCCAGATCATGCTCGCATCGCCCCCAGCAACCGTTCGCGCTCCCACACATGGGCCGGAACGAAGTCGGGCAGCGTGCGCCCGTCAAGGTGATCGAGTTCGTGCTGGTAGGCGTGCGCCTCGCGGCCCCACAGATTGCGCTCGATCGGCGCGCCGGTCATCGACGTGAAGCGGACCTTGACGCCCTCGCTGCGATAGACGTTGAGGAACACGCCGGGGTAGCTCAGACAGCCCTCGCTGACCTTCTTGCGAGCGCCCAGGCGGACGCCGATCGACGGGTTGAAGCCGCCGGTCATCGACGTGAAGCGGACCTTGACGCCCAGGCGGACGCCGATCGACGGGTTGAAGCACACCAGCCCGGCCGCCGGGCCGAGCGCGATGCAGAAGACCCGGCGCATGATGCCGATCTGCGGCGCGGCCAGCCCGACGCCGCCGGCCTTGCGCATGGTCAGGTTCAGCAGCTCGGCCAGCTCGCGGCGCTCGCCCAGCTCGTTAGCTGCGCCGCCGTCTATGTCGCCTCCGCCACCGAAGACCCACGGCTTGCACCGCTCGTGCAGGCGCGGGTCGCCGTCCTTCAGGATCAGGGGGCTGGTGTCGCCGAGCCCATACGTCAGCCCCGATCGATGCTCGACCATCAGCTTCCCTCGATCATGCGCAGATACACGCGACTCGCCTCCTGCGGGTCGTCAGACGTTACATTGCGCATAGCTTCGTCCGATGATCCAGGGGGCGCGCCGTTGGCGCCGTCCTTCAGCATCCCTAGCTTGCGGGCGATCAGCTCCAGCGCCTTCTCGCGGCTGTGCATCTTCACCACCACGTCGCCGTTCTTGATATCGACGCCTTCGTAGACGGCGCGGGCCGCCGGGCTCAGCTTGCGGGTGTCCTTCACCACCAGCCGCGACTGACCATCACCGAAGCACTCCGCGCAGCTCGGGTTGATCGGCTTGCGCACGTCGTAGCCAACGCCGCCCAGCTCGGGGAAATCGGGCAGGATGAGCGGCTGACCCTCCTTCGCACGCGCGGTGATCTGCTTGACCTTGAAGTCGTAGTCGCGCCGCCGGGCCGAGCGCTGGCCGGGCGTCTCCTGGGGATCGTCGTTTGGGCTCCAGCACCAGGGGCAACAGACGCGCTGCACTTCGGCGATTTCGTTGCGGTCCACCGTGGCGATCTGCGCCCACATGCGGGTCAGGTCGCGCGCCTCCAGTTCCGTGACTTCGCGCAGCGCCAGCGCCCGGCGCACGATTTCGGCTTGCACTTCAACTTTCTTCAACAGGCGGGTGGCGATCGTCCCGGCGCTCCCCGGCGTCAGGGAGGGCTTCACAGTCAGCATCGCCCGCAGCCCGTTGAACTCGGTCAGGTAGGCGTCAACGAACGCGGACTCTCGCTGGGTCAGGGCCATGCGGCGAGGTTAGCCAGCGTCGGGCGCGGGCTCAACTCCGAGCGCCACCCGACACTCCCGCGCCATCTCAAGATTGGCGTCGGCCTTGGCGTTCCCCTCTTCGGTCCCCTTGGCGCGGTGCAGCTCGGCGTAGTGTTCGAACTGCCCGGCGCAGCGGGTCAGGGTCTCGGTCATCAGCGCGATCCCCTTGGCAAGCCTCTCGCCCCCGACCAGCCGTCCCCCACAGTGACCGCGCTTGGCGCAGGCGGCCGGCGTGTAGCACTTGCCCCCGTTCGGACACTCGCGCAGCGCCAGCGAGCCAGCGTTCAGCTCGGTGTAGTCCGCGATCGACTCCGATGCGCGACGGAAGGCTTCATCGAGCGCTGCGGCTGGGCGGGGCGCGAAGCGATCAGGCTCGAGTCCCGCGTTGGTCATCCGCGTCGCCTGGGCTTGGCTTTCCAGCGGGATCGGGATCGGCAGGCGTGCGGTCAGCAGCGCCCACAGCGCGCGAACGTCGTCGCCGTCCACCGCCTCATCGAACTCGACAAGTAGCGTGCGAGCCCGCGTCGGTAGCCGCTCGACGCACAGCGGAAGCGGCAAGCGGTAGTGGCCGAAGACCGCGCCATTCTCGGCGACGCCGGCGGGCGCTGGGTCCATGCCGGCTGGCGGTGCGGTATCCGGGGCGGGTCCAAGCTCCTGCGTTCGACGCGCTTCGTGGCCCCCGTCCGCCTTCAGGTGCGCCGGCGTCTGCGCCTCCTTCAGGTCTTCGGCCAGCAGCCCGAGCGCATAGTCGGCTGTGGCGTGCGGGCCGATCCGGTTGCGCGTCGAGCTGATGGCGCGAAGGATCGTCGCGATGGTGGTCTGGTCGCTCATTGGATTCTCCCTAGGTTGATGGCGTGCTGGAGGGCTGAGGCGATGAAGGCGGCGCGCTCGCGCTGGCGCTCCATCTTGCGCTGCTGGTTGACCGCCTGGGTCACGGTCTCGACGTGATCGGGGCAGACGCAGAGCGTGAAGTTGCACAGGTGGTCTTCGTGATGACCGGGGACGTGGCCCTTGCCGAACATCACCGCGGCGACGATGTGGGCGCGCCGGGTGCGGCCATCGACCCAGAAGGAGCCGTACCACGTCTTGTTGCCCTTCCCGCGCGATCGGCCGCCTAGCCAAATCCAGCAGCCGCTCGGGTGCTTCATGACGTAGGACATGAAGCGGCGCTTGTCGTCGTCGGTGAAGCGGAAGGTCATAGGCTCAGCCCCCCCTCTTCGATCTGGTCGCCCCAGGACTCCCATCCGGCCCGGCGCTGGCGGGCGAACAGCTCCAGCCTGGGGCCGCCGACCATCGCCTCGATCCGGTCATACAGCTCGGGCGGCTTCTCGCTGTGGCCGCCGCGCATGGCATAGATGATCTGTTCGACGCCGCCGCTGAGCCGCTTCGGGTGGCCGCGCGTGAACAGCCACACCTGTTCGCCCTGCTTGCGGGACCAGTGGCCGAGACCGGGGACCGGCCAGCCTCCCTTGCGGGTCTTGACCCACCAATGGACGTCGGTCTTGAACTTGAACCCCCAGGCGGCGCCCAGCTCCAGCGTTTGCGCAAGGTGCGGGCCGAACGTCCAGACGTAGAGGGCGCAGTCTCGGGCGGCGACGCTGGCGACGTCGAGCCGCTTCAGGTCGGCGAGGCTCACGGACTCGTAGAGCCGATCGGGCCGGCGGCTCGGGATCGTCGGGCCGCTGTAGGACATGAAGCGCCACGGCGGATCGGCGAGGATCACGCCGAAGGGTCCAGCCGGGAGCGGCGCGAAGGCGTGGGGCTCGACGGTGGCGGCCGCGCTCATTCGGGCATCCTCTTGGTCTTCATCGTGGCGGCGAGGGCGCGCAGCTCGGCCTGCATCGTCGCCTTCTCTTCTGGCGTCATCGACGCTTCAGCCGCCTTCGCCTGGGCGTGACGCGGATCGCCCACCGGCAGCGAATCCGCGCTCGCGCCCTGAAGGTGAAAGACTTTCCCCGAAGGGGAGTCTTTCACTTCAGGTGAAGGTGATGGTGATGTGCAGGGTTTAAGCACACCTTCAAGCAATGCTTGAGTGGTGCTTGAAGCAGCCTTTTTCGCGGCCTTGGCCCGTCCGCCCTTCGCCGCACGCTCGACGTAAGCCATCTTCCTAGCGACCGCACCGCGCAGCTCGCGCTCGACCCGTTTGTGGGTCCACACACCGAGCGCGACCACGAAGAAGACGGCCAGCGCCGGGCGCATCAAGCGCCAGCGTGCCGGCGAGACACCGACGATCCGCGCCAAGCGGCGATCGTCGTCAGGCGGCGCGCCACGGCGCCAGTAGTGGCGGACGAGTCGCCAATAAGCGCCGTCTTCCTCGCATGTCAGGTCCGCGGTGTCGGCGTCCCAATCGCCGACGAAGACGGGCATCCATGCCTTGACGTCTTCGGCCCCGGCCACCGGATCACGCGCGAGGGCGAGGGTAGGGGAGTCCGTTCAGCTCACAGTGTCGGCGGATGCCGTGCAGGACGGTGGTGTGATCCCGGCCGCCCAGGCGGCGGCCTATCTGCGGCAGGCTCATCTTGGTGAGGCGCGCCAGATCGTAGCAGGCTTCGAACCGGGCGCGGGCGTGCGGCCTGATCCGGCTGTCGCTGATCAGGATTCCGAAGCCCAGGTTGTGCTTGTCGGCGGCCGCCTGGATTATCGCCCGCCAGCCTGGAGCGCCGCGTGGCTGTGGAGAATTATGAGCCCAACCCAAGCTGTAGTTGGCGGACTCGATCTGAACCTCTAAATGTAGATCGATCATGGCGCGTTCTCCTAAAGCGATGCGCTCTCAGTAGCCCCCGCGGCGCTCGCAACGTCGCGGGGGTTTTCACATTGCGGCGGCCCGCTGGCCGCGTCTAGGCCCCGACACTCAGGTTCTTGTGGGCGCGCCGCGGCTGGTATCCTTCGGCCCGCGCGCGATAGCTGTGCAGGCGGTTTCGCGAGACCCCGAACCACCGGGCGATCTGGTCGAGCCCATAGCGCGGCTTGCCGTCCACGGTCAGCTCGGCCACCGCCTGCATGGCGATCGACCGGGCGCGGACCTCGCCGGCGATCCGGCGGTGCGGACTCAGCACGGTCTCGGGCTCGACTTCGCAGCGAGCGGCCACGCGCTCGATCACGCGGCGGACGGTCTCGGGGATTTCGCTCATCGCTTCAGGATCACTCCGCTCGGCAGAATCGTTGCGTGCAGCGTAACGCCCCAGGCGCGCAAGGTGCGCTCGACCTCTTCGACGGTGCGGGCTTCGGCCCAGCTCCAGCCGACCGCGGCCATGTCGCGGCCGAAGGTCTCTTGCTCGCCGGTCAGCGTGTTCTTGCCGGCCTTCAGCTCGATCGTCCCGAAGTTCGGGAATTGGAGCTGCGCGCCCGAGCGCCAGATGAAATGCAGATCGTGGACGCCGGGCGTCAGCCCCATCGCCTTGAAGCGGCCAGCCTGGGCTTTCGAGAGGTTGCCGCCGTTGGGGCAGAACCACACCCGGTCAGGTCTCTTCAGCGCCAGCCGCAGGAACTCGATCGTGTGCGCCTGAAGCGTCTCTTCCGGCTGCGAACGGTGAGCCCCAGCCCTTCGCCGGGCTCCAGTGGTGGGGGCTGTCGCCGCGCCGCCCAGGCTCCGCGCAATCGCGGCGGCCAGTTTCGCGTTCCCAGGTGCAGCGGCGCCAGCAGTAGGCGACGCCGGGGTTGATCGTGCGCGGGTCAAGGTGGCGACACTCGCCGCACGTCGGACCATCGTCAGCGCTGGACATGGAGGCGGCCGCGCCCCGTAGGAGAGGCGCGGCCGCTTGGCCGCAGGACAACGCTTTTGAGGGCGGGGAAGAGCCCGGCGACCCGAGTCGGTGGATAGCATCGCCGGCGGCGCGTGTGCAACATAAGCCCCTCATGCGCCCTGGAATCGTCCACCGTCAAGCCATGTCACGCCTGTTGACACGCCGGGTAGGCTCGGCGCACAGATCGGGAGCCGGCGGGAAGCCGGGTGAGTAGGGAACACGCACATGAAAGAGACCACGCCGCCGCGTCTGGAAATGACCGTGTGGGTCGGCGACGATCCCGCCTCGATGCGCTTCAGCACCGCCAGCCTGGGGAGTTCGTTCCTGACCATCAGCAAGCCCGGCGACGTGACCGCGGCGATCCTGCTGATCGGGTTCAGCGCCGACAGCGCGCTTCCGATGCTGGAACGGCTGCGCGACGCTGCGGCCGAGCATATCAAGACTCTCAAGGCGGCCACGCCGCCCGCACTGGTGGGCTGAACCATGCCTTCGCCGATCAACGATTACTTCCGCGACAACAACGACGAGCGGATCGCCTGCACGATGGAATACGACAAGGCGATGGAGTTGCCCGACACGACCGTGGGCGATCCGTTCTATGCGATCAGCGAGCGCGACCGGGCGATGCTTGCCTGGGTCGAGCGTTGGGGCGCGAAGCTCCGCGACTATGTTTCGCCCTTCGCTGCGCACGCGCCGCGGCCATGAAGTTCACCATCGAGCGCAAGAGCGCCCACGCCGCGATGACGGCGCTGCACGGGACGGTTCTCAGCCGCACCACCATCCCGATCCTTCAGAACGTGCTGATCACCGCCCGCGACGGGCTCTTGAGCCTGACGGTCACGGACCTTGACCAGTGCGTCACCTTCGCCGTCGCCGACGCGCAGATCGCCGTCGAGGGCGCGACCACCGTCGCGTTCGGCAAGCTGCGCGATATCGTGGGCGTCAGCCCCCAGGGCGGCGAACTCGCCTTCAGCAAGGCCGACACGCGACTCAGCGTCATGTGCGGCGGCTCGCGCTACGCGCTGCCCCAGCTCCCGGCCAGCGACTTCCCGGTGCTGAGCGCCGAAGCCACCGCCGCCAGCTTCACGATCGAGGCGCGGGTGCTGCATCGCCTGCTAGTCGCCGGCGGGTTCGCCGCGGCGTCCGACAAGGATGCGCGCGGCTACCTGCGCAGCGTCTATCTGCACACCCCGACGCCCGACACGATCCGCGTCGTCTCGACGGACAGCTTTCGCTTCACCTACTGCGAGGCGGCCGCTCCAGCGGGCTTCGCGTGGGAGCGGGGTACGATGCTCAGCCCCGCGTCGGCCGCCACCATCGAGCGGCTACTGAGCAACGTAGCCCCCGATGCCGAAGTGAGCGTCGAGCTGGCCCCTGAGCGGGCCGTGCTGGGGATAGGGCAGGCAACCCTGGTGACGAAGGTCATAGACGGCTCTTATCCGGCCTATGACCGGGTGATCCCGCGCGAGTTCGTCGCCGAGCTGACGATGGACGTCGATCTGCTCGACACCGCCATCAAGCGCGCTCAGATCATGGGCGACACCCGCACCGGCCGCGTGGCGATGGCGATCGAGCCGGGAACCTTGCGCTTCCGCGCCGCCAACGTGGACGGCGGCGAGGCGATCGATGACGTGGCGATCGACTACGACGGCGAGTCGATCGGGCTCGGCGTCAACGGCCAGTGGTTCCGCGAGCTGCTGAGCTACGTCACCACCGAGTCGGTGATCCTGCGCTTCGCCAACTTCGCCGGCGCAACCTCACGCGAGACATTAGCCGTGACATTCCGTTCGACGTCTGATAACCCGGATTGGTACGGATTGTTGGCGCCCCGAGCGAACTGAGGGGGCGCGCTGCTGCTGGGGAGCCGCTGAAATGATCGCCTACCGCTGCGACGGCAAGGACTGCGACACCGAGGCCCACGACCGGCCCCCTGCCGATTGGGTGTCGATCACCCCTCGGCGCGGGGCCGGCGAAGACAAGGCGGTCATCGGTCCCGGCACGCTGCACTTCTGCGCCCGATGCTGGCGGCGACTCTGCGCGCTGATCCGCACGGGAGGCGCGACATGACCACCTACCGATCGAGCGATGGGCGCGAGCATGTCATATCTGACATGGCGAACGGCCACCTTCACAATGCCCTCGCGCGACTGTTCGATGACGCCCGCGGCCGCGGCGAGGATTACCGGCGCGAAGAGCGCGAGGCGCTGCTGGCCGAAGTGGTGCGCCGGGCCGAAGCCGAAGACGTCACGCTGCTGTCAGACGATGATCTGGTGGCGCGTTATCGTCGGTACGACCAAGCCCCGTGGAAGGGCGCGCTCGACAAGGCGTTCGCCGCCATCCGTGGCGAGGCGGCGAGGCGGGACGCAGCGCGGGGAGACGTCGGGACATGATCACGGACGATGACCGCCGCGCGCTTAACCACCTGTTGAGGGTTGACCCCGAAGAGTGGGCGCTCTGCCCGCCGTGCTTCGCCCCGAACAAAGCCTGCTGGGACCATGAGACCCGCGGGCTCATCGAGCTGCGCCGCACCACCATCAACGGGCAAGCCCGCACCATGATGAAGCTGACCGCCTTCGGGCGCATCTGCCTCAGAGACAAGATTAGCTGAAAGGGAAGATCAGCCATGACCTACGACGTTGACAATCCTGGGCTCGGGCATAACGCCCCGCCCCTCGCGGACCAGCTCGCCATCGCCTACTCGGTGACGCAGCTCGCCGAAGACCACGCGCCGCTCGCCGGCCAAGTCGCCGCGCTGGTGGCGCAGGCGGCCGGGATCGTCGCCGTCGATAACCCCGACGACAATCAGGTTGCCGCCGCCGCGGTGATCGCGCTGCGCGATCTGACCAAGATCGTTGACGACACGCACGATGCCGTCAAAGCGCCGGTGCTGAACGCCGGCCGCAACGTCGATGCGTTCTTCAACGGGCTGAACCAATCCAGCGGCCGCGTCGGGCCGCTCACCGGCCACAAACGCCGGATCGAGGCGCTGATCAGCGGCTACGGCTTCCGTGTGGCCCAGGCCGAGCGCGAGCGCGCCCGGCTGGCGGCGGAAGCCGAGCGCAAGAAGGCGCAGGCGGCGGCCGACGCCGCGGCGGCCCAGGAAGCGGCGAACAAGCCCCAGGTGGCCGAAATCATCCTCGACTCGGCGATGAAGAATGAACGGATCGCCGACGCCCTCGACCAGCGCGCCAGCGGGCCGGTGCAGGAAGTCGCCCGCACCCGCACGCCGGTCGCCACCACCGGCGTCCGCGCACAGAAGGGGTTTGCGGTCGAAGACCCGGCGGCGCTGCGCGCCTCGCTCGGCCCACTGGGCGCCAGCTTCACGGCCGACGCGCTGGCGGCGGCGCTGCGCAAGTACCGCGCCGACTCCGAAGCGTTCGCCGAGTGGAAGTTCCGCGACGATGACCAGCACGCCCAGCGCCGCGTCGTGGTTCCGGCCCAGCCGATCCCCGGCGTGGTGTTCTTCATCGACTACCTGGGAAGCGTGAGGGCGTGATGACCCTCGACGGCTTCGCCTACCTCAGCGTTCGCCGCGATGGCATCTACGTCCGCGCCAACGCCTCGCGCGACTTCGCGCACACCCACGATCTGATCAGCTTCCCGGTGCGTGTAACGGGACAGTTGCAGGGACATTCACACCGCTGTAAGCGGGTGATCAGCCCGAAGGCCGCCGGGCCGGTCCACGTCGGGCAGACGGTCGAGCTGTTGCTGGAGCTGCAACCTTGCTGACCGACCTCCCCTCCGCCGCGAAGGCGCTGCTGGAAATGGTCGATCTGCTGATCGCCAACGCGCCGCCGTCCATCCCAAGCGGTCACGTGCTGGAGCCCTACGCCGACCGTCTGCGCCTCGCCCTCTCCCAACCCCCAGCGCTTCCGGGGCGGGAGGAGCTAACTGACCAAGAGGTTGACCGCGCACTGGCGGTGTTCAAGGCCGAGCTGCCGGAACTTGCCACCGCCCCCGAGTGGAAGCGCGCGCAGCGGGCCGGGATGCGCGCGGCCCTCGCCCTCCACCCAGCCCGAGCGGAGGAGTGGCGGCCGATTGAGGAAGCGCCGAGGGACGGGACGCCGGTCGATCTGTGGGTCGAGTGGCCGCCCGAGTCTGGCCCTGACAAGCCCGAGGCGCACGGTTCGCGCTATGCCAACTCGCGGTTCGACATCGAGTACACAGAGTGGGTGCTTGGAACTGCGGGCTTCAGGGAGAGCCAGTACGCGGTCAGACCGCGCATCACCCACTTCCGCGACCTCCCCCCACCACCAAAGCCCGAGGTCGAAGGATGAGCGAGCGCCACCCGCTCGATACGTGCAAGTGCGGCGACTACCGCCGTCAGCACGTCGATGGCGTCGGGCGCTGCAAGCTCGAAGAACTCTGCACGCCCACGCCCTGTCAGAAGTTCCGGCTATCCCGCGCCTACGAAGCCGAGCCCCATGCTGATTCCTGACGGCATTTGGCTTGATCTTCCGCACGAAGCCCACGTCGCCGACCCGGCGCTGGGCTCCGGCGATCTGAAGCAACTCCTGATCAACCCGGTCTTCTGGCATGGGTCGCAGCGCAATCCGACGTGGCGGCGCATCCTCGCGGACTCCAAGCCCCTGAAGAAGCGGGAGTCCGAAGCGGCCGGCAAGCGGTTCGGCTCATGCCTGCATACCGCCGTCATCGAGCCCGACCAATTCGATGCGCGCTACTTCGTGCGCCCGCCGCGGCCCGATCTGCCCTCCACCAAGGAACAGATGGCCGACGCCCTGCGCGCGATCGGCCAGACACCGCCGAGCATGGGGCGCAAGGCGATCGAGTTCGAAGCCGCCTGCGCCGCCTGGGGGATCGAGCTGGCGGATAGCTGGGACGTGCGAGTCGCCGAGCTGGCGGACGGGCGCGACGTCATCAGCGAGACCACCCGGCAGTCGGTCGAGCTGACCGCCCGCGTGGTCGATCGCCACAGCGAGGCGCGCAAGTTCCTTTCGAGCGGCCGGGCCGAAGTCTCGATGTTCTGGACCGACGAACACGGCGACCGCTACAAGGCGCGCTTCGACTACCTGCGCATCCGCACGCTGGCCGATCTGAAGACCTTCGCCAACGCCCAGGGCGGCGACACGATCGCCGTCTTCAACGCCTCCCGCGAGAAGTTCGCCTATGAGGTTCAGGCGGCCTACTACATGGAGGCGCGGACCACGATCCTCCCCGAGTTGGTGGCGAAGCGGAAGATTTGGCGCGGGATGCCCGAGCCCGGCGAGGATGGCGCCGTCTTCGCCCGGCCGCCCACCGCCGACGATCTGGCGTTCTTCGACAAGGTGGCCGACTTCACCGACCCGTCGTGGTGGTGGGTCGCGGTCTCGACCCAGGGGATTCCCGAGTGCGACACGATCGAGTTCCCCACCGGGCTGATCGCGTTCTCATCCGCCAAGGTGCAGGCCGATCTGGCGCGCGAGAACTACCGGGTGATGCGCGAGCGCTTCGGCCAAGACGACGCCGAAATGTGGGTCGCCGATCGCGGGCTGCTGCGCCTGACCGAGTTCAACTTTACCCGCCGTAGCCTCGATCGAGGCGCGGTGCTACACGAGTCAATCACGTCCTGAAGGGAAGCAAGACGATGGCCGAACCTGCCGAACTCGATCCGATCGATGAGCCCGAGACCCACCTTCCGGCGCTCGCCGAGCCCAGCCGCGTAGCGGTCATCACGCGCGACGCGGCCTTCATGCCGGCCGCCTGGGAAGATCTGGAACGCGCCGCCTCGCTGGTCGCCACCGCGCCGGGGATGGCGCCCCAGCTTCGCCGGCCGGAAGCGGCGATGTTCATCGCCTATCAGGCTGCGCGCTTCGGGGCCGATCCGGTCGCCCTGGCGTCGAAGACCTACTTCACCGGGGCCGGCGACAAGGAACGCATCGGCTATGAGGCGCAATGGGTCATGGCGCTGATCGAGTCCGACCCCCTGCTGCAAGAGCCGCTGGCCTACGATTACGGCTATGCCGACCCGGCGCGGCCGCTGGCGCTCGGGCGCTTCGTGCGCGTCACCGGCAAGCTGCTGGCCCGCACCGGCCGCGTGGTTACGCGCCAGATCACCACGCCGACCGTCGCGCAGATCGGCGTCAAGAACTCGCCGCTATGGTTCAGTGACGCCGATCAGCAGCTCGCCTACTACGGCGCGCGCGCATGGGCGCGGCGTCACCGGCCGGCGCGCATCCTGGGGCTCTATACGCGCGAGGAAATCGCGGTGCTGGAGTCCCCCGCCGGGCGCCCGGCGCTCTTCGAAGAGGAAGACGCGCCCGAGTTCGACACCATCCCGCCGACCGACGCGCAGACCAAGGCCGGCGAGCGGTGGGAGGCGAAGGCGAGCGGCAAGCAGGACAGCCGCGACCCGCGCGACGCGCCGGACAATGGAGGGCCTTTTAAAGGGCCCGATAATTCCCCCGCGCCGCCCCCGGACTCCACCGGCAACCAGCCCGACGACATGGACTCGATCAAGGCGTGGGCCGAAGCCGAGCGCGTGCGGATCATCGCGCTGGACGATCCTGCGGTGATCGCGACGCAGGGCGAGGCCCTTGTGGCCGATCGGCGCTTCAAGCGCCTGATCGCCTATGCCCGCGCCGACGCCAAGCGCATCGACAAGTCGATCGCCAACCGGATCGATGAGCTGAACCAATGAGCCGGCTTGACGAGCTGATCGCCGAGCTGCCGCCGTTGATGGCATTGCTCGACCGTGACCCGCGCGGCTACCCGGTCCCGTGGTTCGTGGACCGCGCCGCGCCGCTGCACAACGGCGGCCCCGACTTCAGGATCATGGACGGCAACCATCTTCGGCAAGCGATCCGCGAGCGCCGGTGCTGGGTCTGCGGCCGCCCGCTGCGCAGCGAGACGGGGACCTACGTCATCGGCCCCATGTGCGCGATCAACCGCGTCACGGCCGAGCCGCCGTGTCATCTGGCGTGCGCCCGCTGGAGCGCCCGCGCCTGCCCGTTCCTCAGCCAGCCGAAGCGCATCCGCGACGACGTGGGGATGCCGATCGAGGCGACGGTCGCGGGGATCGGGATTCAGCGCAACCCCGGCGTCACGTTGCTTTGGACGGGCAAGGGGACGCCGTTCCACCCGCCCGATCTGATCCACGCGGTCGGCCGGGCGAAGGGCCGCCGCGGCGTGCTGTTCAGCCTGGGCGACCCCGAAGCGCTTGAGTGGTGGGCGAACGGCCGCGTGGCGACGCGCGAAGAAGTCCTGACGTCGATCGAGACCGGGCTCCCGGTGCTGATGCAAACGGCCGAGCTGGAGGGCTCGGCCGCTGTCTACGATCTTGGGCGTCAGGTGGAGCGCGGGCTGAGGCTGGTCCCCGCAGCGTGATGCAGCACGATCTGTTCGCGCTCGCTGACGATGCCGATCGGCGGTGCGGAACGTGCGTCCACCGCAACGCCGCCCGCGAAGACGACACCGGCCCGTGCGCCCCGTTCCCGGTAGCGCACGGGCCGGATGATCCGCCCTGCGATTGGTGGTTCGCGAAGACCCAGCTTCGCGCCTCGCTCTACGGTCGCTAGTACGCCATCCCGCCGTCCAGGGCGTCGGCGGCGATCCAGCCGGCGCGCATCTTCGCCTTCACCACCAGATCGGGGCGGCGACCGGCGTTGCGATCCTCTTCGTTCCAAAGGTCGGCCAGCGCGCAGAGCTGGCTGAAGGCGTAGCTGCGCTCGGCGGTCTTGCCGTTCTTCCCGAGCCGCCAGATTTGTACCAGCGGCATCGCCACCTTGCCGCGGTCTCGGTTGCGCGCGTGGAAGGCGGTCTTGTGGGCGGTCTCGCAGAAGCGCTGGCGCCCGTGGTGGGCTTTGAAGCGCTGACCGCACTCAGGGCAGATGCGGTTCGGTGCGACGATGGTCGCCATCAATTCCTCCGAAGTTGAGCGGCGTCCCAGGCGGCGAGCGCCGGGAGCGCGATGTAGAGAAGCGCGAGCCCGGCGACGCAGCCGGCCGCGCGCCATGGGCGCCGGTGGGCGATGCTGTCAGCCAGCCCGGCCAGCAGCAGCGCGGTGGGGCCGGCGATGACCAGCCCGATGATCAGGGCGCGGCTCATGCCGCCTCCCCGACCGCGCCACAGACATAACCCGCTACGAAGGCGTTTCTGATGACGCGCTCCAACTCATCCCAGGAAATCGGGGGCGGCTGAGCGTTCTTCCCCGACCGAAGCTTGACGACGGCGACTGAGCCCGCCGCGTGCAGGATGGCGAGCCTGGAGCCCGCGAGCCGTGCCTTCTCGATGTTCATGGTCCCATTCCCTACGTCGCGCGGGCTTCCCTTCCCGCGCCCTCACTATGATGCAACGTAGCCCCCGTTGCAACAGGGAATGTGGGTCAGAGCGCAAAAAAGCGCCGGCGGCTCAGAGACCGCCGGCGCTCCCTTGCCGACTGCTGGGCGTCCAGCGCCCGTTAGGACGTGGAGGCTTGCGATGCGTCGCCGGTTGCGGCGGCGGACGCATCAGCCGGCGCGGCTGGTTGCGTGGTGTCGGGCTGGCCGCTGGTCGCGGTGATCGGGCCGCCGGGGAGCGGCGCGTTGATCTGGTCGGCGGTGGCGGCAGGCTGCGCGGACTCGGCCGTTGGGGCTGGCGCGGGACCGGGAGTCGCCGCCGGCTGGCCGAGCGCGGCAATCTGCGTGTCCAGATCGACCAGCTCGGCATTGATCGCATCGACGGCGGACTGCTTGGCGAGCCCCGAGACGTCGGGGATATCGGTCTTCAGCGCGAAGGCGGACGTGTCCACCGGCGCGCCGAGCGCATCGACCTTCGCCTTCAGGTCGGCGAGCGCTTGCTGGTCGGCCGCCTCCTGGGTCTTCGCGTCGGCCACGGCTTGTTCCAGTGTCGCCAGCTCGGCGGTGAACTCTTCGTCATCGCCGGCGAGCTTGCGGGCGAAAGCGAGAAGGGCATCGAACATGATCAGGATTCCCACGGCTTCGGCTGCTAGAGCGCCGCGGCCGAAGCCCTTCCCGCGACGCCGGTTCATTGGCCGATGCACGCGCGATCGGCGTCGCGCATCCGCTTGTAGTCGGTGATCATCGTCGCCACCGGCGAGCCGGGGTCAAGCGTCGCGAGCTGCGCCGCCGCGGCCGCCTCCTGGGCGGGCGTGTAGGGCTTCAGGGGGACGCACTTCGTGGACACGGCAACCTGCTGGTGGGCGCAGGCGGCCGCGGTCAGCAGCGCGCCGATCGCCGCGAAGGTTGCCAAGTGCTGAAGCCGCGTCATCAGAAGGTCCCGCCCTTCAGGCTGTCGATCGTCTCGGCGGTCGTCGTCGGCGCGTTCGCCTCAGCCTGGGCTTCCGCCGCCAGCGTCAACGCGCTCGCCGTGGTCACGGTTGCAGCGGCCGACGCTGCGCCGGCCGCCCGGTCCTGATTCTGCTTGATCCACAGCCCGAGCCCGGCGGCCAGCGCCAAGACGACGGTGTTCAGGACCGGGACCAGAATCGAGGCGAGCTGAGCCCACATGAGGGCATCAGCCGGCCGGTGCGGACGGCGGCGGCGCGGCCGGGACCGAGCCCAGCTTCGCAGTCACCAAGTCGCTGACGTGGGCTGGCGTGATCCCCAGCTTCGACAAGGTGTCGGGCAGCTTGCTGACGACGTAGTTCACCGCCTGCGCCTGGAGGGCATTGCTGACCGCGATCTTGTCGCCGCTGGCGATCTTGGCGCCCAGGGTTTGCTGGGCGAAGCCGATCCCGCGATCGACGGCGCCCAGCACGTTCGCGAAGAGCTGGCTTTGCGTCGAGACGTGGAAGTAGGTCGCCACCCGCGAGCCCAGCCACGCGACGACCGCGGTCAGAACGAGCCCGGCGAATTGCAGGAGCAAGTTCAGGATCGGCGACAGATCGATGGTGGCGGCGGTCGCCGTAGCGGTGGCGGCGAGGATCAGCAGAAAGTGCATGGTGGGGATGGTCCCTTAGTTGATGACCTCAAGCCAGCGGTCCCCGCTGACGATGATCGCTTGGCGAAGCGCGCGGCCCAGGATGATGCAGCCGTGGCTGGCGCTATGATCCAGCTCGGCGTTGTCGCCGTGAATGAAGAACGCCGAGCGGCCGCGCGTGTCTGTTTCGTCACTCGGCTCCAGCGGCATCGCCAGCGGGCCAAGATGGTCAGGCGGGTTCAGCGGGTCCGCGATCGTCCAATTCCCGGTCGGGATCGGGCCGACGCCCTCGACGCCGGTCAGCGCCGGGTTGTTCAGCCCCGATCGCCGACCCGAGTAGCCCGACCCCTCATATTCGGAGTCGTGCCACAGCTTGCCGGTGCTGATCTGGTAGCGCCACGCCATGAGCGTCACGCTTAACGTGCGGGAAGCGAGTCGGCTAGCCCTGCGAAGCTTGGCGCTGGCGCACTACCTCACGGGCGAACGTGCGCCCCTCATCGAGAAGGTTGCGGGTCACGGCGCGAATGTCGCCGGCCATGACCTTCATCGAATCGTCGGTGTTCTTCGTGCGCTCGGCGATCGTGGCGACCTCGCGCCCGATCCCCTTCAACTCGCTGACGTCTGTTTCCACGGCCTTCAGCCTCGCGCTGAGTTGTCCGAACCAGAAGAACGCCCCGATCAGCGCGACGATCCCAGGGACCGCGGCAATAGCGGTCGATACCCAAGACTGCACGGTTGAAACCCCCCACGCGATCAACGCCAGCGTTCGTCCTGATTTGCTTGATTTTGCCTGCGGAGACAAGAGCGCAGACGTCGCGCCGCCGATCGGCGCGGCGGCTCCAGGCTGCGCGTCGATCTTGGCGATCTGAGGGCCGGTCATCAGTTGCCGAAGGCGCCCCATGTGATTCCGTCGATATGGCCGGGCGTCGAGCTGGTGCCTTGACAGAAGAACTCCAGAATCGACGGCGTGCTGCCGTTGGTGGTCTGAACCCAAAGGTCTTCCAGCGCCGACGCGACATTGTTGTAGGCATTGCCCCAGGTCGCGAAGACGTTGTTCGGAAAGCCGGTCGGCAGGGTAATGCTCTGCGAGCCTTCCGCGGTGATGTGGCGCGTGGTGGTCCCGAACTTCAGGATGAAGCCGAACATGGTCAGCGTGTATTCCACGGTGTCGCTGTTCGAGTCCGTGGCGACCGAGAAGCCGCCCAGCGCGCTAAGCGTCTGGCTTGCGCTCAGCCATGCGCCGTTGCCGGCCGCCAGTGCGCCGAAGACGCCCGCGGCGGGCGCGCTGATGATCTGGCCGCCGCCGACGATATGCGCCTGCATCATCGCCGCGGTGATCACATCGTTGGCGATGACGTTCGCGCCGGCTGGGCCGGTCACGTCGCCGGCGAGCGAAGCACCGGCGAGCGTTGTCCAATTGGCCGGGCTCCCGCCGTCAGGGTCCGTTCCATTGTTCTCGGCGGTCGAGACCCACACCAGCCCCGGCGTCACCGACGACATGAGCATCGCGCCCTTCGGGTAGCCGCCGATCGCCGCCGAGAAGCCAGAATCGTAGATGATCGGGCCGCCAGCGGCCTGCCACTGAGACCACTTGGTGATCTGGTTGAAGATGCCGTTCGCGTCCTGCCCGAACGGCGCGATGCCGCCCGAACCGGACGGGTCGAAGGTCAGCGGCGGGAAGCCATCGGTGAGCGAGGCCGCGCCCGGCGTGATGCCGATCTGCGAGGCGACCGGGATCGGCCGGATGAACCCGCCGCCCGCGCCGTTGGCCCAGGGGATCGGGAACTTGGTGGGGACGGCGCTCGACAGCATCAGCTTTGAACCACGGTTGCGGTGACGCCGGCCGGCGTCGGAAGGATTCCGGCCGAGCTGACAATAGCAAGCTCCACCGGGGTAAGGGGAAACTCAAACTCATAGGTCATCGTCATGTCGCCGCCATCGGTCACGAAGGCGTCGCCGCGACCGGGGAAGAGCGTCAGCAGGATCGAATTCAGCCCTGGGATCGAGCCGTCAGTGATGTTGGCGAGCGCCTTGGCGAAGATCAACAGGCGGAAGGCGTCATCGGTGAGCGGGAAGGCGCTCGACGCGGTGTCGCCGCGGAACCACGGCGCCTGTCCCCAGGGCGTGCGGTCAGGATCGCCCGCCTCTTCGAAGCCAAGATAAGAGCCGGCGCTCGGGACCTCGATGATCCGGCTGCACCCGACGATCCGGCCCCAAATGTCGAGCCCGATCCCCTCAGCGGTCTCGACGTTCCAGATCAGGTTGAAGAAGGCGTCGAGCTGGGGACCGGGGTCGATATAGCTGGCGAGATTCGCCACGATCTGAAGGATGACCGGGCTCGCCTGATACTGGCTGATGACGGTGGCGCGCCAATCGAACGGCGGCGTCGCAAGGTCGATCGCGGCTGGGGCGATGCCGTCGAACACCAGATGGCCGGGGCTGGTGACGATCCGACTAACTGGCGTGATGGTCGGCGAGTCGCTCGCGCCGACGAAGACCATGTGGCCCGCCGCCGGATTGGGCGCGGGCGGGTTCAGCGTGCTGGGCGTCTCGCCGGCGAAGACCAGATCGCCGGGGGGCGGACTGATGATGCTGACCGGCGTAAAGGCCAGGATGATCGCGCCGGTCGCGCCAGCGCCGCCGGTGCGGTTGCCGCTGGTGATTTCATCGTTGCCGGCGCCCGCGCCGCCGCCGAAGTTTCCGCCCGCGCCGCCGTTTCCGCGGCCGCCGGAAGAGCCGCCGCCGCCGCCGGCCCCGATCGGGCCGCCCGCGGTCAGCGTAAAGTCCGCGCCCGTCCCGCCAAAGCCGCCGGCAGTCTCGACGGTGCTGTTTTGAAGCGCGCCGCCGCCACCACCGCCCAGAGTGCCGGCGCTCGGGAAGTTTACGCCGCCTGCGGCCCCGCCGACACCGGCCGCATTGTTGCCACCGTTGCCGGTGCTGTCGCCCGCGACGCCGTTGGCGCCATTGGTCCCCGATCCGCCGCCGCCCGATCCGCCGCCGCCCGAGCCGTTGAAGCCCGAAGCCGCGCGAACACCATTGCCGCCGTCCCCCTGGGGTCCACCCGCGGCCCCGCCAGACGCCGCGCCACTGGCGCCGGCCGTGCCTGCGCCGCCGGTTCCCCCGTTGTGCTTGACCGAGCCGACACCAGACGATGCGGCCCCGCCCGCAGCCCCGCCGGCATAACCGCCCTCACCGCCCTTCGCCCCAACGCCGGATGCGCCAAGGTTGGCGCCATTGAACCATGTGTCGCCGCCGTCCGTGCCTGCGCCGCCCGAGCTTGTCCCTGGTGTTCCCGAAGCGCCGACCATGTACGGCGCGTAGGCCCCGGTGGCTGAGACGTTGGTCGCTGACGAGTACGCGCCCGCGCCGCCGCCGTTCAGACCGCCGTCAGTGTGGACGCCCGCGCCGCCGCCAGCCCCGAGCGTGCGGACGGTATTGCTCAGCGAGAAGTCGGCCGGAAGAGGGAACCCGCGCAGCGTGGTCAGGGCTTCGCTGCTGACTGTCGAGGATTGGCTGAGGTTGTAAGTGCCGGTCCCGCCGACCCCGGTCCCGTAACTGGCGATGTAGGTGTTCGCGGTGACGCCTGCCCCGTAGACGAACGTCCCCACCGAGAGGAACCCGGTGATCGCCGTGACGGTCAGGACGGTCCCGGCGATCGAGCCGGTGAGCGCGGACGTGGGGACACCGCTGTCCAGCAGCGCCGCGACGACTCCAGTGCTGTTCCGGCCCAGCTCGATGTAGCCGCCCGTTCGGGCGCTGATCGACGCGCCGGTGACGACGGTGGTGCTGCTTACAGTTGCGCCGCCCGTGACCGTGCGGTGGCCGCCGGCCGCGAAGCTGCGATTGGCGAAGGCGTTGTTTCCGGTCCCGTTCTGAGCCGCGTCCTGGGTCCAGCCGGTGTTCCCGCTCCAATCCAGCGCGAGCGATGCGCCCGATTGACCGTTGAAGGAACACAGCACCAGCGACGTGTTCGTGCTGGTGGTCAGCGAGCCCAGCGCGTAGTTGGAGCCGCCGCCTAGGCCGCTCTTGTCTTCATCGTTGAGCGTGATTGTCTGGAAATCTTGCCAGAAGTACCCGGTTACGCCGCTGATTTCCCAGGTCTCGGCAGACCATTCGAGGTTAGTGCTTGAGGCGTCGAACGCCTCTACCTGAACCGAGCTGAGCGCATACTTGAAATAGACCGCGATATTCCACTCGCGCTGCTGTTTCCAATAAAGAAGCGACCAGCCGTTGATCGCGACCGGCATGACCGGGCCGGGCTCAGCGGTCCCGGCGGCGTTATTGTTGCGCTGGTAGGAGAAGGCGACCAGCAGGTTGTCGTCAGTTGGCGGCGACGTCCAGTCGGTCGTCGGCTGGCTGGAGGCTGAGCCGGCCGCAACTCCTTTGGATTGAACAACGGCAAGGGCCATGCCCGCCCTTCCGTTTTAGTTGCCCGAGAGGGTTTCGATCCCGGCGATCACGAACTCAAGCGGCCCGGCCGCGAAGGTGACGGAACCGCCGGAAGTGTCCATGTCGCAGAAGCACATCAGGTCTTTATTCGTGGCGGTGAAGTCGAAGATGGCGAGGTACTTGAAGGTGATCGAGCCGGTCAGCGTCCACAGCAGGTTGGCAGAGTTCCAAGTGACGAGGCCGCTCGAAATCCCCAGCGTGACGCTGGTGAGGCTAAGCCCGCCCGCGGTGTAGCCGCTCGCGGTCGGCAATTCGGCGGTCAGGTCCCCGTAGCGGCATTGACCCGAGCCGCCGACGAAGGTCGGATCGATCGCCTGGGCCGACGTCATCAGCACCGCTTTGAAGGTGTCGGACGTCAGGTTGAGCTGAACGCCGGCCCCGCCGACCAATATCTTCAGCTTCGCCGCGTCGAAGATTTTGAACGGACCCTGAACGGCCATTGCGACTCCCCATGCCGCACCGCGGCGGCCGAAACATTAGCGAAGCTGTTAGACCAGCGCCAGAGACACGTCGGCCGCGTTGATGGTCGGAACCTGATCGATGCCGACCGTGAGCGAGTTCAGGGCCGGAAGCACCGACGTCATCGCCTCCGAACTGACGGTCTGGCTGAGGCTGAGGTTGTAGGTCCCCGTCCCGCCCGAGCCCGAGCCCAGCGAGGCGATGATGGTCCCCGGCGACACGCCAGCGCCCAGCACCGTCTGGCCCACCGCCAGCGCGCCCGACGCAACGGCGGTGACGGTCATCACGGTCCCGGCGATCGACGCCGTGAAGCTGGCGCCCGGCGACACCGGAGAGCCGATCAGGATCGAGACGATGTTGACCCAGGAGCCCAGCGCGGCGATCGGCGCATAGTAGCGCGAGGCGAAGAGCGTCGAGCCGATCCGCGCACGCGAGCCGCCGTCCGCGCCTGAGAAGGCGGCGATGATGGCGTTCGTCACCAGCGTTTGCGCGGTGGCCGGGACGTTGGCGTTGTTCTGGAGCGTCACCGCGAAGAGGATCGGCGTCGGCGTCGGCCGTTCGAAGTTGATCGTGTAGGGGACGGGCGACGTATAGAGCGGGTTGGCGTCGAAAGCGGTGACGGCCGTGTTGCCGTAGGTTGCGCATCCTGGCGCCTTCTTGAGAAGGATCGCTTGGGCGACGTCCAGATCAGCGCCGCCCTCGACGCTGATGAAGATCGCGTGGGCCGGGATCGTGACGCCGCCGATCGTAACCGGCGAGCCGGTCCCGTTGTTGTAGCCGAAGAAGTCCAGCACGCCGGGAACGGCCGCCACCGCGCCGATCACCGCGCCGATCGCCCCGACGCTGTTGACCGCCACCGACTCCTCGCGCCGGAACTCGAAATCTTCGCGGGTCTCGATGTTCTCCCCGATAACACCATCGGCGGGGTTGTTGATCGTGTCCCATCCGGGGATCGCCTGATAGATCCTGCTGAGGCTGTTGGCGGGGCAAGGAATCGGGCCGGCGGTCGCGCAGGCGAACGGGAGCGTGATCGAGCCCCCGGAAGGGATCAGCCCCCCCGTGGTGCAGACATAGAGATTCCCGTCTGTCGCCTTGGCGATCGAGCCGGTGGGAATCGGCGTGTTCACCAGCCCGGTGCATAGCGCCTGCACGACGGTCGCCTGGGCGGGCTTGCGGGTCAGGAAGTAGATGCGCGCGATGGCGTCCTGCATCCGGCCGCTGGCGAAGGCCGGGTCAACCTGCTGGGTGTAGAAGGTGAACAGGTCGTAGAAGTCGCCGATGATCGCCGTCAGCGAGCTGGCGAGCTGGCCCTGCGGCGTTTCGAGGTTTTCGTTCAGGTTCCCGCCGAATGCCGCCTGGAGGTCGGCCAGCACGCCGGCGAGGATCGCGGACTCCGGCGGTGAGACGAAGCCGGTAGGACCGAAGGCCGGGACGGGGACGTTCGTGGTCATGCGCTAGAGCCCTACCGGGAGCGTGATGCCGCTGTTCGTAGTCACCTGAACTTGGCCCTTCACCTTACGCGCGGTGATCGAATCGATGAAGGCCGCGGCCGCGACGGTCTCGGGGACGGTCAGCGCCGCGGTGACGAACCGCGCCTTCAGGAAGGCTACCGGGGGCTGCGAGCCGAGAATCTGCTGGAAATAGGGGACGCCCTTGGTGGTGTCGTACCAGAGTTCGCCCTTGAACAGCTTCAGGGCCGAGCCGACGTCCTGGGCGATCGAGTAGGGGTTGCTGGCGCGGGCCATGTTCCCGTTCGCGTCGAGCGTCAGGTCCCAGGTCGCCTGATCGAGTAGCAGCGTGTCCACGGTCGCCCCCTCAGATCGGCGGGATGCTGATGCTACAGCCGCCACCGATTCGGCTTGCCGCGTTGTTGATCGCCGTCGTCAGGCTGGCGACCGCCGCCGTCAGCTCGGTGAGCTGCGTCGCGTACTTCGCGTAGGGCGCGTACATATTGGTGAAGACGGTGATCGTCCCGGTGATCCAACTGATGCAGCTCGCCAGATCGGTTGGCGCGGTAAGCAGCCCGGCCAGCGGCGCCAGAAGCGCCTGCTGGGTCGCGATGAAGCTGTTGACGCCGCTGAGCTGGCCGAAGGCGCGATCGACCAGCGTTTGCAGCTCGGCGCACGAGTCGGTGTTCTCGATCTGCTGGGTCAGGTTCGTGAAGAAGTCGGCGTTGAAGCTCATGTGACGTCCGTGATGATGCCGGCGACGACGGTGACGATCTGGCCGGTCCCGGTAGGGAAGCTTCCCGACCAGCCGCTTCCGACCGTGACATTGCCCGAGAACGCGACGCCGGGCGACTCGACGTCGATCCCGCCGGCGAAGGCGAGGTACTGCGTCGGGACGGTGTTCAGGAAGCCCCCGAGATAGAGCGCATCGGACGGGCTGAAGCGCCGGCGCGATCCGGGGTTGGCGGCCGCCTTGTTGGCGACCACGCTCGAAATGTCGTGATCGGCGAAGACCGCGATCCCCAGGTCGCCGACCACCGGATCGAGGATGATCGCATTCGCGCCGCCCTGGGCGCGGAAGTAGGGGACGCCGAAGATCGTCCCGTGCGGCGTCGCCTGATCCTGCCCGTCGAGCTGGTTGACCAAGGGCTGCACGTCCACGGTCCCGGCAAGCGCCACAGCGCCACCGCCGCCGGTGACGGCGATCACCTTGACCAGCGTCGCCGTCCAGAGCTGGCCGGTCATCGCCTTGATCAGGAAGGCGATCGCGTTGAAGTGCGAGCCCATGTCCGCGGGGCGCGCGAGCCCGAGATAGTCCTGATCCGAGCCGGCCATCTACTGCCCCCCGGCCAGCGGCGTCTGATGCCCCAGCACGTTGCAGCTCACCGTCGAGTACCACGGGCCTTCCGGGTCTTCGGACTCGATATCGTGCAGCAGGTTGAACACCTGCCACGTCCCGTTGGCGTTGGGGACCGAGCTGGTGATCGCCACCGTCCCGCCGACGATGATCTTCGGGTTGAAGATCGACTTCAGCACGATGCCGTTCTCGATCCACGTCGGGTAGGAGACCAGCCCCGTGTCGGGGCCGATCGCCGGCGGGTTGCCCTGCCGCTGACCGTCCTTCGGCCAGATGGCGAGCGTGTTCACGCCGCCGGGCTGATCGTCCATGACGATGTTGATCCCGGCGTTGGCCGCGACCGTGTAGGCTTGCTCGCGCGCCGTCCCCGAGAGGTACTGATTGCTGAGCTGGACGCTGACGCCGTTGTTTTCGAAGGTGTAGCCCATCTGCCCGGCGAGGGTCTGAAGGATGGTGGCGACGTCGGCCGAGCCCTTGAAGCTGGTCGGCGCGATCGGCTTGAGGTTTTCGAGAAGCCCCTGGTGGGCGCTGATCTGCACCTTGGCGTCGGGCGCGTTGGTGTAGTCGCTCCATGCCATGTCGATCGTGCCGATGTAGCAGATCGCCATCCCCGCCTCATCGTCGCCGGCGCTGATCGTGATCGTATTGTTGCGCCCGGCGGTCAGCACCTTGCCAAGCGTGCTGATCTGGTTGGCGACCTTCGGGTCGAGGCCGTAGACGTCCACGTTCGCGGTCGCCATGCCGAGCCCGCCGGCCTTGCTGATGGTGGCGTGGACGCGAAGCCCGGTGACGTCCACGGCGTTCATCCCGCTGTCGCCGAACGAGCCCGTTCCAAGCTGGAACTTCAGGTCGATCTTCCGGCGGACGAAGCTCACCGC